TTGTCAGACTAGGTACACCTTCCGAATGGGAACTGCCGGATTGGTGGTTTGAACAGTAATGAACACATGGGTAAAATTAGGTGCTTGTCGGGGCACAGACGAAAACTTTTTTTCTGGAAGACCTACAACAAAAATGCAAGACTTATGTGAAAATTGCCCTGTTGCAAAAGAATGTTATGAACACGCATTGAAATATGAAGTGTTTGGTTTTTGGTCGGGAACAACAGAAAAACAACGTGAAAAATTGCGCAAGGAATTTGGCATACCAATTCCAGCCAAATTACCTGAAAACATTGAAGAAATGAACGGTCACTTTGGTTCTGCAATTCAACACGGAACTAATCGTGGGTATAACCAGCATCGCCGTCAAGGAGTGCCGACTTGCGAAGCATGCCGTAAAGCGCATAATGTTGTTAATAAGACGCAGAAGCGTGAAAACAAAGATATTAGGGTGGCTTAAGATGCAAACTTTTTTACCATATGCAGATTTTGAAAAATCAGCGTCAGTATTGGACATGAAACGACTAGGCAAGCAACGCGTTGAAAACTTGCAAGTACTTAAAGCGTTGACAATGCCAGAATACGGTTGGAAGAATCACCCCGCCGTAAAAATGTGGGTTGGACACGTTCTTTCACTGCTTGAATACCAAGTTGCAATCTGCAAAGAATGGACTAGTCGTGGTTACAAAGACACTTGTTTAGAAAAGTCTTTTGCACTGCTAGACAATTTTAATGCTGAACTTCGCATTGTAAAGCCAGACTGGGTTGGCAACGAAGAATTCCATCGTTCGCACCAAAGCAACTTGCTTAGAAAATTACCAGACCACTACGCACAATACTTTCCCGGCGTTCCAGATGACCTTGAATACTATTGGCCTAGTGAACACAAACAGGAAGAACTTGTATGAAATATTTTTACGTATACCAGAAAACAAACAATTCTGCCGTTGGCGAAAAAGTAAATAGAACGTTCTTCTTTTACCTAAAGGCATAAAATGACAGATGAAGAACTTTGGTCGCAACACTTTCCGGAAGAAAAAATTCCTGGTGTTGCTGAACCACTTCCAGGAAAATGTGGCGCACGTTTACGTAACAAGAACCTTAAAGAACTTGGCATGGAACGTTTTTGCAACAAGACCGCTGGAATGGGAACAGACCACCTTGGCGAAGGCACTTGTAAGTGGCACTTAGGCAATAGCCTTAAACACACTAGGGGTGCAGTTCGTAAGGTTATGAACAAAGAATTACAAACACTAACCGAACGCTTGGGTGAACCAGAACCAATGGGTCCGCCAGAAGTTGAAGCGTACCTACTTGCTTCCAAGATGAAAACTTGGTCGGTGGTGCTAGAAGAAAAACTTGACGAACTAAATGGTATTTTGGAAGTAACCGACAAGGCTGGTGTGGAACACGTTCGTGCCCTTATCGAAGTAGTCGAACGTGCATGGGAACGTTATCAAGGCGCACTTGAATTCATGCTTAAGTATGACCTTCGCAAGCGCGTTATCGAACTTGAAGAACATCAAGCCAATTTAGTTGGTGCTGCTTTCATGGCAATTATTTTAAGCAAGGATTTAAAGTTGTCCGAAAGTCAAATTGAAGCAGCGCGAAACATGTTCGCTGAAAGAATGACCGAACTTGGTGGCGATATGGAACCAAGTTGGGCGTCGGGAATTATTGACGCAGATATTGTTGATTAAGAGTCAAACTAACAAAAGGCCCCTTGCTTTGCGCAGGGGGCCTTTTGCTTTGTAACAGTGGGGACAGACACATGAACGTTCCTCTAAATCTGCCTATCCCCACACCGCAGGTAGGAAAGTGGAAGAACCTACCGCGGGACCATGCACTTACAAGTAAGGGTATAAGTCATGGTAGAACGTTATTAGGTTAAAGTGCCTTTGTCCTAATGTCAAGCATTTAGTCTGGTTGTATTACTTAGACTTCTTTGCTTCTTCGCGTTCCGCTTTTCCGTCACGAACACGGTAAACACCGCGTTTTACAGCAACAAAATAATCGTTGTTTTTAACGATTTTTAGTGCTTCTGCGTAGGATATATCAAGCATTGACTGAATTTCAGTCGTTGTCAATTCAAGACTGGCGTTAATACGTGACCAGTCATCCATTTCTTGTTCAAGATTACGCTTTTTAACCTTTTTGTCTAAGACGACTTCCTTGCCAGTAAGGCTTTCAATCAACTTACGGCTAACCATATGGCTAACCAGTTCACCAACTACGTCTTGGTCGTTGCGCTGGGCTTTTTCGATTATTGCGTTTGCACGCCACACTTCCGAAGAATCAAAGTCTTCCATTTTTCCTTCCTTTCACTGAAGAATTCAATCTTATCAGATTTTCGGCTTAATTTCAAGAACGGTAATTCTGCCGGTTTCCGAAAGTTCTTCCCAATCCCATTCTTCCGAATCCATTTCTAGGTCATCGTCGTACAGTTGAATTTCCGTGACCACACGATAGACCCTTCTGTTGCGAATTTTATGGTCGGCCTTACAGGCTTCCATAGAAGCAGAATCCCACAAAATTGTAGCCACGATACGCTTGCCGTCTATAAGGCGTACTTCGTATTCAGGGGTTGGAACGTCAGGTTCGTTTTCTTCCACTTCCAAGGCGCGTTGTACTGCCTGAAGGGTTGGAACAGCGCTGGTCATACCGGCAAAAAGTTCAAAGGCGGTGTCGCGGGAAAGTTGACCTTCAAAAAATACCCCTACTTCTGTATAGGCGCGACCACGCTTTTCATAAAGGGCAACAGCCCAATCATTTTCTTCAAAAAAATAGTCCATAAAGTAACATTATCACCTTGACAGGGTGTTACTTCAAACTGCTATACTTAAAAACGAATAGCCCACCTTCTATTCATTTGTTTTACCTCCTTTCAACGGGAAGTAGCCCTGCCGGTGTTTTTAAGCACTGGCAGGGCTTCTTCTTTTATGGTACACTTGTTTTATGGGCGTTGAAAGGCTACAGCAAGAAGCGTTATGGACAGCGCTTTACCCGTGGGAAGAAGAACTTGCCCGCGCGGTCGGTTCTGGACGTACCCGTGAAAACAGGAACAAAAAAGACCGTCTTTCATACGACCCTGCTTCCCTACATATGTCAAACCTTGCCGCGGATATTCATTCGGCGGCGGCGGAAATTGGTACATGCCGTTTAATAGGTGCTTACTGCTACGCAGGCATATGGGATGTTAAAGACCATAAGCAATATTGCGAATTACCTGATGGGATGTGGAAAAACACCGAACTTGAAATCAAATGGCGTCGAAGTGCTAACAAGATGCCAGTTGACAAAAAGGACGCCGAAAAAAATCGCCTTGTTTTATGGGCAGAATCTAAACTGGCTGTACAATATGGGTGCGACTGTACCTATTGCGTTAGTCGCAGTAAAAATCCTGAAACCACCGTTCGCGTTTTAGGCGGGGGATACGCAGGTGAATTGTGGGAACTTGGCACAACCTACAATGATGACCCAAATCGGGTGGGTGTATCAGCACACCTTTTAACGCCAATAAAGGAAATCATAACATGGGAAAGAAACTTGACCTTGCCTACGAACGAATCCGAAATCAGGCTGAACACCATATGAAATTGGCACAGCAACGCGATACCGAATACGACGCAGGTTTTGCACAGGCTTACTACGAAGCACTGATTATTATTACAGACATTCGCAAGTAATTGCAGTTCTGATAGCAAATATCGTATCAAAAGTACCNCCAGCGGATACCCGCATTTTTCAAGGGTTTTGACTAAAGTATCTTTATAGTCATGGTACTTGACAAATCGCGGATAGACTGGTACTTTTTAAGTGGGTAAAAATACCCAGAAAGAGCAGGTAGACTAATGGTAATGCTACTAGTATTCTTGTTCCCAGCAATGTTTTTTATTGCGGTAGGCGTCTTTGCCTATAANTGGAACAAAGCAGTAAAAGCAGGTATTTTTCAAAAGGGCACATTAAAGGCCGTACTAACAAAGAAGATAAAATAATGTCAAATTCTACAATGCAGTTCCAAATCCAACTAAACGAAGATGAACTGAAGATGGTCCTAGGTTCCCTTGAAGTTTCTTACGCCATGCTTGAAACGCTGGTAGAAGAAAACCCAAGCGCGACCGAATCAGCCGTACTTTTAAGTAATGCCAATGACCTAATCCAGTCAATTCAGGCACAGGTAGGCTTGAACTAATGGAATACAATTACACGATTACAGAGGAAGAAAGCGCGATGGTCCTAGGGGCATTGGCAGCAATCCTTGAAGGCATGGATGCCAAGAAAACACAAACCGGCGACGAAGTTGAAGGCGAAACAGAACTAACCAGCCTTTTCGCTAAGATGTTGTCCCAAAAGAACAGCCAATCCGAAAAGCCACTAGGGGAATAAGTGTCAAAAAAGCAGATGCAGTTGGCCATCGAAGACCTTACCAATCAGGTAGACGTTCTTCGTGACTATGTTAAGGAAACAAGGGAAAGCCTTGAAATCACCGACGACATTCTTCATAGCGTCTGCTTAAAGATAGATGAAATAGTCTATGGATACAGGGACATTGACGACTGGGACATAGAGGGCGTGCCAAATTTTTTTGAGGGGGGAAGCCTGGAACAAGGGGACGAAACCGCAGAAGAAGAAAAGCGCCTACTTCTTTACACTTTAAAGAACAGGATACATGGCCTAGTAACAGACACAACCATGGACAACCTAACACCAACCACACAGGTACACGTGGAATGGTACAACGCTGGTATTATGGATACCCTTGATGTTATCCAAGAAGCCCTAGACAAACTACCGCTATAAAAAAATGGCGGGGGGCAAACCAAAACCAAAAGCGGAAAAACCACTAGATACATTCAAACGATACGGGGAACAAGATGTTAAAAGAATTCTACCAATGCCAACAGACAGTACAGCAAATGATAGAAACCCACAACCACACAAACCTTGATAAGGCTACGCTAGAAGAAGTGTTAGAAGTACTAAAGCACTTCACAGCAAAAGCAACGGAAACCATACCGTGAAAGCCTTATTAGAAGCAATACTTATTACCTTCTGTATTGGGGGGTTAGTATTGGTATCCCTAATGACTATGGGTGA